GGTCAAATGTAAAATTAGCACTAGCACTAAAATTGTTACTAACATTATATTGAATCTGATAGTTAGCACTACCGGCTGCTTCTTGGAAGTCCCATGCAACCCCGTTAGCATATAACAAATTGTCAGTAAGCACTCGCAGTGCTGACATGTTTGCTGTAAGATTAGCATTTGCTGTAGTAATGTCACCATTAGCTAATATGATAGTGGTTGTTGTTTCTCCTACTGAGAATCCACCAACTGAGTTAAAGGTTCTAATTGCCATTTTTATTTTCCTTATTCTTTATAACTTGTTACCATTATTCTGTAGTCTACTAGATTGCTTGTAACCGGTTGTACCTTTAAAACAACATTACCAGTATCATATGCTACTGCAAAATCTCCGACACCTGGACCTAAATAAGGTACATCAATGGTAGCTATTTCATAATAGCCTACTTCTGTTCCTAATACACTAGCAAATAATTTACTAGTTTGTCTATTATTACCGGTTACATCTGTTGCAATAATAGTAAAATCAATTGATGAAATTGTATTTGCTACTATTGAATATAGTATTTGGTCGGGTGCAGGACTTGCAGTAGTAGCAAAAAATACACGCTGAGTACTGAATTCTAATAAACCAGAACCTAATGTTACTGAGTTAGCTACTACATCTCCATTGACAGTTAATAGTCTAGTAGAACTATCAAAGGTCATATATTCACTAGATCCTACATTACCTTCATTATTAAACAATACCCATGTGTTAGAACCGGGTACGACTACATTGCCAGATATATTACCTTCAAACGTACCAGTGAAAACGTTTGCTGTGATATTACCAGTAAAAATTCCGTTACCGTTAATTTCAACGTTGCCACCAAATGTTGCGTTTTCCGCAGTTATGTTTCCGTTTGCATCTATAACAGGTATAGGTGGTATACCAACTGTATAACCGCCTTTTGAATTGAATGGATCTGCTGCCATGTATGGTCCCAAATATTATCTTATCTCTTATTTATCATTTTTCGACAATATGAGTTTTCGTTGCCAACAAAAAAGGCTCCGAAGAGCCTTTTAAGTAACTTCCCATCCCGAGGGTAAAAAGTTTTTCCAAATTGATTATTGGAATGTTAGGTTAGATACAGCGATTTCACCTAAGTAGTCTGCGGCATTACCGAAGCTACTTGCTGTATTTGTCAACTCAATGTAACCATAACGTGTCATAAATGATACGACTGGTTCGAAAGTTGATGGATCTAAAACAACGCCAGATGACATCAATGGGATGTATGGGCAATAGAATGCTGCCGCATCTGTTTCGCTAGAACCTTTGTAACCAACTAGAACTGGCTGAGTATCTTGTGCATATGTATTAACGAAAATACGCATTGCACCATTCAATGTACCAACAAACTTAGTGTTTGTAGGTGCTTCGAATGTACCTTCTGTTGTACGTGCAAACGCAGAAGTAGTTGCAGATTGCAATACTGTCAATGCGGCTGGACTTACAACTGCCCAGTTACCTGCACCACGGCGTGTGCGTTGTGCAATCAAGTTAGCAACACGATTGATTAGAACTGCTAATGCGGCATGTTCGTCACCAACGAATGTAGCTGTACCTGATACGGTAGCTTGGTTGTATGTATACTCTGTTGTAGCCAATGTTGATAGGCTCAATAGAATTTCTTGGTCAATTTCAGCAGTAATTTCTTGCGCTAGAGCTGCCATGATTTCTGCTTCAACGTCAATACCATGTTGAGACTGTGCATCTTGTGCTGCCTCAAATGTCCAACGTGCTTGCAACTTACGTGACTTAGCTTCAACAGCTTGACGTAGAATTTGAACGGAAATCTGACGACCACCATTGCCTTCTAGGCTTGCTGTATCTGCGGCTGTGTAGCTAGGTACTGCTGTACCATTAGGAACATCACCACGAGTACGTGAGTATGCTTGAGCAATTTTGAATGGGCTCAATGCTTCTTCACCTTGTGTTACGTCTGTATTGGCTGCACTTGTGTCATTTAGACCTTGAGCATAGCGTACACGTAATGTGTGAATTTGACCAACTGGTCCTGTCATTGGCTGTACACCAACCAACTCGTTAGCAATAACTGTTGGCATGACACGACGGATAACTGGTAGAATCACACGGTTTAATGTAGCGATATTACCTGCTGTTGTTGTTCCAGCTGAACTTTCAGCTAGTAACTGTTTGCGAGTATTCTCAAGAATAACTTGCATTGTTGAGCGGCGTGGACCTTTAAGACCTTCAAGTAGGGCTTCTTTGGTCTCGTCCCAACGGCTTTCTAATAGAACTTGTGACATGTTAATATTCTCCTAATAATGTCTTGTTTTAAAGCCCTGCCAAACGTCTTATGTCAATCACGTTATCACGTGGTTCACCTTCAACTTGTTTTGTGGCAGTTTTATCCCCAGTTACTGTTTTAACATTTTCTGAAAGCATAGGTTTTTTAGACTCTTTCTTTTCAGTAATGTTATTAAGTACTGCTGGTAGATACTTATCGAAAGCGGCCTGTAGGCGAGGTGTTTGGACGCTTTCTAGTAAGTCACGCATTATCGTTGCTTTTTCCTCATTAAGAGTTCCTAGCAATTCTCCCATAGCCTTCTCACGTTGGTTACTTTCTTTGATAATACGAACTTCACGTTCTTTACTTTCAATTAACTTCTTAGCGTTGCTAATTGTATTAATGGACTCGGCTAATTGTTTATCTTTAGCTTGTAGTTGTACAAATAGTTTGCGTGTTTCAGCCTTATCATTTAAATAAGTACTACTGTATTCCCCTGCAAAAGATTCAAAGATACGGCGACCAAAATCGTTTTCACGTGCAGTCTTAATATCTTCTTTCAATTGACCTAATTCACCCTTAAGATGTTTAGATACAGACTCGTTCATTCTCTTAGCACTTTCAGTGACGAATTTCGCCTTCAATGCTTCAAGTTGTTTACGACCTTCTGCAATCAACTTAACCTTTGCTTCTACAACTGCTTGTTTGTCTTGGGCAAATTCTTTAATTTCACCCGCAAGTGCTTTAACAATAAATTGCTCTAGCTTTTGCTGACTTTCCATTTGTAGTTTACGCTCATTGCGTAGTTCTTTAATTTCTTCGGCTAATTTCTCAACCATAAAATTATTGAACTTAACTGCATTTTCATGTAGCTTGCGTTTTGCGTTAACACGGTCTTCATTCATCGCTTGTCTCTCAGCATTAAATTCTTCAATTTCTGCTGATAAACCGTCTGATACCATTTTATCAAGGGCTTCAACCATTATGTGTTTGTCATGTTCATAACGTTGTGCAAACTCCTCACGAAGTTCCGCACGTACTTGCTCTTTGGCTTCATTCAATTTTGATTCCCATGCCTCATTAATAGCGACACCAGTTTCTTCATTGATTAATCCACTTTCAAGTAATGGTTTGATAGCATCTAACATGCTTAATCCCCTTTATTGATTTTGAGATCCTTGATAAGACGAACCACTTCATCTTTCAGGTATCTCTGTACTTTTCTGTCGCTTTGTGCATCTTTTGCAATATCTAACATTCTATGTCCATGACGTAAATTCATCATGCCTTCATAGATTGCTTTAGGATATGCATTGGGTGCGCTAGGTTGGGCGACAATATCCACAGTGACTATTTCAAAGTCACTAACTTGGCCATTAGCATCGTTAACGTTACCGCTACCTCTGCTACTAACTCCTAGTTTGACACCACTCTCCAACATTGTAGACACTAACTGTCCCATTGGAGTTGGTAAAATCTTTAATTTGCCGAAGCCATTAGCACCGTCCATCCACATACTAGTAATCATATGCGATACACGGTCTAAATTAATTTTTAAGTCATCTGGGTGATCCACTTCACCTAATACAGAATGGCCTTCTTGAATCTGCTCATTAAGTTGTTGAACTGCGCTTTCAATTTCAGAAACAGGATACACACGCTCGTTAGCGTTGCGTACCCCACCCTGAATGAATATCCCTTTCATATAAAGGGACTTCTTGCTGCCTTCACCTTCACTCAAGACCTCCATACTGGCACGGTCGAAAGTTAGATGCTCTTTGAGATACAAAGCCATTATCTCAGATTTCCTTATCTCTTAACAATCTTTTTAGTAGCTTGCTGTGTGATTGGCTTTTTAACCATCTTCTTAGATTCAGCTACTGGGCTTTTCTTGTCTGCACCATCATCACCATGTTTTGGTTTTGGAGCTGCCTCACCTTTTTCACTAAAGTTACCTTTGCCTGGAGCATTCTTAAATTGTCCTGCACCTTTTAGGTCTTTAGTAGCTGGGTTTAACAAACCACCTTGTGTACCACCTTTACCACCGTCGCCAGATGTAAAGTTAACAGCTTTTGCACCGTTACTAGATACTTTACTATTTGCGCCTAATGTGATACTTTTTACATTATCACCATTTGGGTTTTTTGTTACAGAAACTTTTTGAAGTTGAACTGCTTCTTCAAGCGTTTCTTCTTCTTCAAGTTCTTCAGATTCTTCTAACTCATCATCTTCTTTGGCTTCCATCATATCTTCATCACCAAAGTCTCCTGAGCCTTCTTCGTCACCCATGCCGCCTTCTTCGCCGCCTTCTTGACCCATTAGTTCTTCAAACTCGGCCATCAATTCGTCTAACTTATCTTCTAAGTCAACAACGCGGTCTTCTAAATCGCCTTCACCTTCTTCGCCGCCCATATCGTCAGCGTCTAGGTCAACTTCCATATCGCTTTCGCCGTCATCCATTTCGATATCGGCAAATTCATCTTCTTCTTCTGTCATGCCTTGTTCTTCAGCAGAAATTTCGTCTAAAAGACCTTCTACTGGGGCATCCATCATTTCTTCATCCATGCTAATCATTGATTCATAGATTTCGCGGCTTTTTTCAACTACGATATCGTGAAACAACGCACGTGCTTTATCTTCATCTTCATTGATAATTAAATCAATAAGTTGCTCAAATTTTTTGTTATCCATTGTTTTTCTCCTGATAAAATGGCTTTGTAGAATTATTTAGTGAGTAGTCGGTAAAACTACTCAATAAGTGCTATTTTTTTACACTTTTGCCTAAAAGTGCTTATAAACCAGGCTGTTCTGGACTTACAGGAGTATATTGCTTGCGAACTTTTTTGAGATTTTTGGCATGCTCATAGTTACGAACATCCAACATCCTACGCAATTTGCGAATCTGTCTTAATGTTAGTTTTGTTTTGCGAGTTTCGCCCCACTTGTACTTACTGTTATCTTGACTCGTATCTTGATAACCTTGTACTGGAGCGTCATACATTTCAAAAAGTTTCATATTACTATTTATCTATTATGCTGGAGGAGGTGGGGGAGGAGACCCACCGGCTGGCATAGCTTCAGGTCCTGCTACTGCAGGCCCAATCTCAGGTGGCATTTGGTCACCCTGATTTTCTTCATCTGGAAGATTTTCTGCATTATCACTATCAGTTTCAATGTCACCGGCACTGATACCAATACTACGTAAATCGCTACCAGTTGCTTCACTATCTTCTGGTTGCTCACGTTCTTCAAACCACAATCTGCTATTTTCTTCAATCTCTTCCTCAGTTAATCCTAAGAAACGTTGCATAGCAAATCTTTTTGCTATATACGGAAATTGTTCCATTGTTTGAAACACGGTAACACGTGCTGTATCTAATTCGCTTTGACGATATGCGGCAAAATTTTGAGGTGCGTTAAATTTAATATCAAATAAACTACTATCAATATTCAATCCCCTCCAACGCATGAATAATTTAAATTCATCATTGAGTTTTTGACTGATATACTTTTGCAGTCGTTCACAATATTGATTAAAACGAAACTCTTGTATCATTGCTGTACCAACACGGCCATCACTTAATGGAGTTGCATTATCTTCAGGACCAGTAGGTAAGTAACTACTCGGAACACGCAATCCACGTGCTAGTCTGTTATTGAAATATTTTAAGTCATCAATTTCACCAAGATTTTGTCCACCTTGTAAAGTGGTTACATCACTACCTCTGCCGTCAGCAGTTACTGGGAAAAAATAATCTTCGTTGATACTTAATGGATTGTATGTAGCATCAATTACGCTTTGTCCACCGTTTACACTTGGAATTCTACGTTGATGTATCTCATTCTTAATACGGTCAACAAACGCCATAGCCATGTGACTTGGCATATTGCCCACATCAATTTTAAAGATTCTACGTTCTGGTGCACGACTAATACGATAGATTAAAATAGCATCTTCAAGTAATTCTTTTTGTTTGTATACTTTAAAAATATTTTCTAATATAGATTGACCAAAAGGCCAGTAACGATCCAGCCCTTCTGTCAAACTTAAATGCACTACATGTTTAGCATCAATTGCGGCTTCATTAATCCCCAAATTAAATCTGCTACCAGTTGTACCATAAGGTTCGTTTGGAACTGTATAGCTATACGGGGCACTATAACCAGCAGTTGGTGGTTGTGCTTGGAAATCTGTTGTTGTTTTTTCAGCTATTGCTAAATTTTGTAAATTAGGATTAATATCTTTAACCACATATTGTTCAGGTTTTTTACCTTCACTCTCGTTAACAATAACCTTACTAACTTTAGTCATATCTACCCAATATAACTTAAAGTTTTCTGGATCACGAATAAAGACTTGGTCACCGTACTTTATAGTGTTACGGAATATTTTAAATGTTCTTGTATCAAACTCATTGAGTTTACACCATTGTTGTAGTTGCTTTTTAATTAATTCAACTTCATGGGGTGTTGGTTCTTCACGAAATTCAATCTCAAAAGGTGTACTATTCTGTTCGTTTTTTTGTGTACTAAACTCAGCAATAATATCTAGACATGCATTGATTTCAGCATCTACATCCATCATTTCATATTGATTATAACGTTCAATACGATTTGGGTGACCAGTATATACTTCCGGTAAACGACTTTGATAATTCTTATAACCAAAGTCTGTGTTGTTCCAACCACCTGTAGGACTGTTGTTTTGCCCCGGTCCATTCCAGGCACCAGTATTATTATTGTACCCTGTAATAGGGCTCATCTGCCCGGTTAAATTAGAAAAACGCTTTTTATATGACATAGTTAAATATTTATCTCTTACGCTTTAGTGTATGTTAATATATCATCTTGGATTCCGTTACCCTTATCCAATCTTGATATAACAGCATCTAATTTAGCTGTCAGTGTTTCCACAAGCATAACAGACAATCTATCGTTATTAGGATTAGCAACACCTGTACCGCCAGCATTGTCTGTGTTTAATCCCATCTCTTGCATCAGTTCTTTCTTATATTGTGTTAAACTACTTTTTTGAACGTCTTTTAATAAACCTTTTAATTCTTTTTCAGGCCAAGCACTTTCTTTTTTACCATGCATCATAATAGGGTAACCTTGGTCGGGTCCACTAAACAGTCCCCCAAATCTAGCTACCTCAACGTGAAAATGACCGCCTTTTGTATTTTTGTTTTTATCCTGATAGTATTCGTCTAATACTTTAGCCGCTCCCAAATCTTTTAACTGTTCTTTGATTAATTTTGCTTGGTCTGGTGTTGGGTTTTCTGGTAGTACAAAATCTAATGCTTTACCCTGTGTATGTCTACTATTTGGAGCATTTATTTTATGATATAAATCATTCATTCCAGTTACCATAGAACCAGGAATAGCCTGTTGTATTCTTTCAGCTAATACAAGTAATGCAGGGTCCGCGCCACCGCCACCGGTGTTTTCATCCCTATCTCTAAATTTAATTTTAGATAGAATTTCATCACTATTACGAGTTGCACCTACTGTTTGCAATGAATTTTGTGCAGACTGTCGTTGAGCCATTTTTTCCGTTGATACTTTTTTACCCTGTATGTCTACCTCAGCACCTTGATTTCCTGCTGTTTTTACTCCGGTATCAGGATCCATTTGACCAATACTAGCTGATTGTCTTTTAGCTATTTCTATTTTCTCTTTTTTAAGTTCTTGTAATTCTTTTTCTGTTTCAAATCCAGAAGCCTCTAATTCGTTGTATCGTTTCATACGTAGAATTTTTAATTTTTCAAAGTCTGTACCGCCTGTCAGTTTGCGTGTTTGTGACCATTCTTCATCTAGTAATTTTAATCTTTTTTCAGCGGCAATTAAACCAACTTCTGCTCTGAGTCTTTCCAAGTCAGATAATTTTTCATCATCTTTACGTTTTTCTAGATTATCAATTATTTTTCGTTGCTCTTTTATTTGGTCTTCTACACCTGTTTTACCTTCCATTGCAATTTTATAATCTGAAATTGAATCTGAAAGTTCTTGTCGTAACTGTATAATTTTTCTTTTAGACTGTTTTTCATCTTCAGCAACATCATCCGAGTCTCTGAATGAGGCTGATAAATTGGTCTTTTTCCCTAAAACTACCAGGCTAAATTTATCAACCATTTTAGCCATAAATTTAGCAAACTTATATCCAATATCAATAAGTTTAGTAAACATACCAACTACTAACTCACCAGCTCCAGCTACCATTTTATCTGCGGCAATTCGCATGGCTCTCATTTTTTGTTCATTAAGAATGTTATTGTTTAATTGACCTTCTTCCTTTTTGCCAATATTATTAAGATTCTTAAGTGTTTCTGCATATTCTTTACTGTTTACATCAGTTAGTCCTATTGCACCGTTAACTGCTTCGCTAGTAAGACCCATATCTTTGAGTCCACCTTCAGTTATCATAAAGCTACCTTCAACACTACGCAATCTTTTTCTAATAGATCCTGCAGTATTAGTCAACGATTCCATGAATACTTTAGTACCGCCCTTTTGTGCCTTCATTGCGTCATCATATGCTGTAGCGGCTGATTGATACGAGGCGGCTGCTAAATCAGTAGTGATTCTACCCTGATTAACAATTCTATCTTTTAAACCAGCGGCTGCTTCTTTACCAAATCTTTGTTCATATGCTAACAAATAATTGCTTAAATTTTCAGCATCATCGCCCTTTTGTTTACTTAAGTATAATGTCATTCTAGCATCAGCCATAATGGCATCTCTGGCTTTTTGTTGTTCATCACGTGTCATACCAGTCAACTCTTGTAACTCTTTCATAGTTGTCAAATATTTAAATGACTGTCTTGTTAAATCCCCGGTTGTAGCCGATTGGGCCAAGCCCAATCTAGTTTGGCGTTGTACAAAGTCTGCGGCACCTTGACGTATATCTTGTGTTGTATATCCCAAACGTAATAGTGTTTTTTCAAGTTCATTATTAGGGCCTACTAATCCTTGTATAACGCCTACGAGTTTTTCAGAACCTTTTGTAACACTGCCGCCGAACAAAGCCATTTCACCAGTTACTGGTTTTAGTGCTTTTTCAAACTTTTCTGCTTCGCTTGCTACTAATCCAACTCTATGTAACTGATTCAATAACCCATCAAATCCATCAGATACTACATAACCCATATCACTCAATGATTGATATGATTTCATCATATCATCATTTTGCTTAAGACTAGCACCTACTAAGGATCCTATTGCCTTGATAAAGAGGCCTACAACTTTCCAAGCACCTCCCATAGCATAAGCAAAATTACCAACAGCATCACTTGCCCCGGTAACTCCTTCTGAGAACTTGTTTAATCCGGGCTCAGTATTAAGCATAGCCTTACCTATTCTAATACTTGAATCACCTAATTGTTGCTTTAGAGTATCCGAAAGTTTTTTGAATTCATCGTTAGCTTTACGTACTCTTTCTGCGGCTTCTTTTTCAGCCTGTACTAATGGATCCATTTCACGGTTGACACTGGTTATCAACTCCATGAAACGGTTTAAATTGTCTTGCTGTTCAGGTGAGAAAGGTTCTGCCATAATTTTACTTTAATAAATAATCGGTACATATCTATTTAGTATTTTAAAACATCCAAAAAATTAGGAGAAAAGATGTCCGATAATCCGTTAAAACAATATTTTCGCAGACCTTCATTGTTTCTGAGACTTCCCAGCGAGGCCAAGGGGTATCCTCCAGGCTCTATCAATCTACCAGATAACGGTGAACTGCCTATATATCCAATGACTGCAATTGATGAGATAACTGCAAGAACGCCTGATGCATTGTTCAATGGTGTAGCTGTAGCTGAACTTATCAAAAGTTGTGTCCCTAATATTATTGACCCGTGGAGTGTTCTACAGACAGATTTAGATGCGCTATTATTAGCTATTAAAATAGCAAGTAATGGATCCACTATGGAAATTGAATCAAAATGTCAAAATACTGATTGCGGTGAGATTAGCAACTATGATATAAACTTATCCGGATTACTAAGTGGATATCAACCCGGAAACTATGAAACACTATTACCAATTGGTGAGTTGCAAATTAAATTTAAGTCTTTAACTTATAAGAAAGTGAATGAAGCTAGTAACAACCAATTTGAAGTGCAACGTGCTTTGAATTTAATTCAATCAATGCCCGAAGGTAAAGAAAGAGATGACAGATCCGGTGACCTTATTAAAGGTATGAACGATTTGGCTATGAATTTAATAGTAGATATGATTGAGTTTATCAAAGCTGACGGCTCCGTAGTAATGGATAGAGATTTTATCAAAGAATATCTATCTAATTGTGATATCAAAACTTATGAGAAAATAAGAGAAGCCTCAATAAATCTTAAAAAGACAACTGAAACAAAACCATTAGAATTTAAGTGTATTCATTGTGAACATGAATACGAACAACCATTCAATATAAACGTATCTGATTTTTTCGGTTAAGACTTCTGTCTCTTGACTCCGAGGAGATTAAGAAGTTGATAGATACTATGGAAGAGGAGTGTAAAGCCATTAAATCCAACTCGCTTAAAATGGCTTGGTATATGCGCGGTGGTATAAGTTATGAAGATATACTAAACATGAGTATAGATGAACGAAATGCCATTAATAAAATTATTGAAGATAACTTAGAAACTACTAAGAAATCAAATCTACCATTCTTCTAACCATAGTAAGTCATTTATCACAACTTAACATCTTACTACTCTATTAAAAGATGACCTTCGGTCATCTAATACCTTCACATTGCTCACTTCGTTCGCATTGTTCGGTATTGTTTTAAACTCTTTTTAATTGTTATCTCTTTTAAATAGATTGCCGCTTTGAAGCCATGGTAGTGCTATTCAGCACTACCAATGGAAACTTGCCATGCCCGTCATCCTTTGCCATCTATTCCCCGAACAATTAACCTTTTTTGTTATCATTCGCCACCGGTTGCTCTGTAAAGTTTATGGGACTGTAGTGAAGCTATTGTTTAATACAATTCTTCAGCAACGCATGTTCTATATCCGCAAGATAGAGTTAGATATAGACTCATTGAAGGTTCGCTTTTCCGATTGCCTTCTCGGTGTTCCGTATCATTGCTGATACGCATACTCCAGTTCTGTCGGCACAGCACAATCTGTACAAACTCAAGGAGGACTCACAATTGAGCCAACAAATTTTTAATTATTTACGATTGTAGAATCTAATGTATTGATTGACTTGGTGTCTGAGATTGAGCCTGAGTATAATTTTACTAAGTCTTTGTTAAGTTTGAAAAAGCTATTGAATTCTGTGATGTACCAATCACCGTACGTTTTGCTACCATAGAAACAGAAATTATCTATTATCCATGTATGCTTTGGTTGTACTGCGACATATTGTCCTTTACGATTAAACTTCATAAAAAGAATGTTAAAATCGTTAGGATCGGCAACATCTAACAATTGTTGTAGCCACGAATCAAGTTGTTTGCATTCACCTGTAAGTATTAGGTGCCACGGGAAGTCCTGATAGAACTTGCACTCTGCATTCATTTTGCTGAAACTCTCTCCCGGAACAATATCGCCCTTGAAAGAACGAATCTGTCCCTCATGTAAGAATTGAGTTCTTGCTTGATTCTTGCCACCCACATATGCACCAGATCCAGGAGCACGAATGAAACTCTCACCGTACAAATCTGAGAGAAATTTTGCAACTTCTCTTTCGTATCCTGAACCTTTAGCTTTTTGTGGACTTGGCATAGACTTACTTATCTGTTATTACTTGATTCCAAAAATTCTTCGATAGTTATCCATTTTTGACTACCTAGTACACTTTCTAGTTTAGTATTATCGCTACAAGTTAGTTCCTGATAGCTGTATTTTACTTCTTCTGGAATAGGAATTAATTCTTGTTTACTTGATATCAAGTCAGCTACTTGCTGAAAACTGTAACTTTTGCCCGTACCTAGATTAAAAATACCTGATTTTTTAACATTTTTAATGAAGTCAACGTGTACTCTACATATATCTTCAACACATATAAAATCTCTAAAATACTTGGTTGAACCCTCAAATAACTTGATAGTTTCTTGTTTTCTAAATTTTGAAATAGGGCTAGCCTGTGATCCTTTATGCTCTTCACCGTTACCGTATACGTTAAAATATCTGAATCCATGTACTATATTACCGCCCTGATGCATTCGGTGATGCCTCTCAACTAGATACTTACTCCATGCGTATGGTGTCTTTGGATCAGGGATTGCATCCTCAGTGAAGTCAGTTCCAAATCCATATACACTTGCACTACTAGAATATTGTAAATTTACTCCATATGTTTTGCAAGCATCAAATAGTTGTCTAGTAAAATCAAAATTTTGAAACATAACTTTATCAATATCACGTTCAGTAGTAGAACTAATGGCACCTAAGTGTAATATCCAATCTTGGTCAATAATTGAAGGTAGTATACCACCGTCCCAATCATATGTATCAACTTCCCAGTCAGTATTGTTGTGTAGGTATCGAACCATGTTCTGTCCAATAAACCCTTTATGTCCGGTAACTAATATTTTCATTTCTGACTATCTCCAGGAAGTACCCTATAGTTATCCTCGACACTATCTGGTGTAGAAACTTCTATAACTGTTCCAGCTTCAATACACTCTAATTGATGTGGAGAACACGGATTATTGTGCCAAACACTACCAGTGCTCAATTCTGTTTCTTGTTGTTCGGCAGTGTTGGTATCAATCCAGCGAACAATAAACTTACCGGATTGTACATACCAAGTTTCTTCTTTTTCTTTATGGAAGTGCATACTGAATTTTTTACCTGATTCAAAATTTAAAAACTTGCCACAGTATCTATCATTACTAGCCCATATAAATTCCGATCCCCAACCTTTGGGTACTAATCCGTGTAATTGTGTCATTTGATTTGTTCCAATCTGGGTGCATACACCCCTACGTGTTGTACTGTTATTGATGCAGCCTTATTTGCAAATATAACTGCTTCTCTCATATCTTTGGTTTCTAAAAACTTGTATGTTAGTGCCGCTAAGAATGTATCACCCGCGCCACATACGTCAGTTACATCACCTACAATCTCAGCAGGGAATACCCACTCGTTCCAGATAACACCCAAATCACCATAAGTAACAATCAAATGCTCCTTATTGTGTAACTCACTAGTAGCACGGCTTTTTTCTAATTTGTTTATCTTAACATAACACCCGTCTAGTCTTGCTAAATCTGTTTTCTTTGTATCAACAAAGATTGGTATGTTTACTTCTTTAACCAATTCTTCTATCAACTCATAGCTTACTGTGCCCTTGTTATAATCACTGATAACGATAGCATCATATATAGGTGGTATTGCTGTTTCAAATGTAATAGGATCACTGATATAATCTTCATCAAGCCTTAGTAGTTGTTGCTTAGTGCGGGCATCAATCAGACGATTCTTTTTGCTTACTTTTCCGTGTAAGAACTTAACATCACACCCTAATGCTTCTAAATTCTTTCGTACATTGCCGCCCATGCCATCGTGATTGATATGATATCTAGGTTCAAAAATAGGAACAGGTGCTTCGGGACTAATGCGATTTACATAACCGTATGTGTATGTGTCATCACATGTATCACCGATTAATAATATCTTGTATTTTGTTTGTTGTGCTGTATCCATTTATTACCTCAAAAAATATTAATTCTTTGCAAACATCTTCACCTACGATTGATTTGCCCCTATAGTCACTACCTTTAATCATTGCATCATGTTGTTGTATCAATTCTACTAGTTCTGTATCAGTATCAAACACTACAACTTGGTCAACGGGTTTTAAGTACATAAGTAATATTCCACGTTCATTCATATCATTGATTGGGCGACTGTTGCCTTTCAACTCTTTTACTCTTCGGTCACTGTCAATTGCTACAGTTAAATAATCACCTTGATTACGTGCAAACTGTAATAATTCTAAATGACCTCTATGTAAAATATCAAACGTTCCGTTGACTATTATCCTTCTCATTCTACATCCACTGCATTACTATATGTTGTAAATCCGTTTTCTTTAACTACCTTTAAGACACTGGGTACTCGTCCTGCTAGTTCTTCACGGTGACTAACAAGCCAAATAGATTTGTGTCGCCTACGTGACATATCCTTAAGAATAGCGATAGCGTTTTCAACACCCATTGTGTCTAACCCACTGTCAATCAATTCGTCAATGAATAAGGTATTGATTGGTGCGTACAGGTTCTCCCATACATCACGAAATGCAAAACTTAATCCCAATATCAAACGATTGCGTTCACCTCGACTTAAGTTATCAAAGTCAAGTTCACGACCCAACTCTGTAATCTCAACATTCAAATCATTTTGAAAGATAACTTGATGCGGTAAGCCAATCTTATCTAAGTAATGTGTCAAACGACTATTCAAATAACTTAGGTTCTGGTCAATGATTTTCTTACGAACAAAGCTGTCCTTACTAGTTAATATATCTAACAAAAACTTTTGATGCTCCATAGTCTTTGTTAGTTTATTGATTGCTTCAAAGTCAATTGCTTGCAATGCATTACTTTCCATCTCAAAAACTTGTTCAGCATATGGATCCGTTTCA